ATCCGCAAGCATTGAACTATCAGCGTAGCGTTGCGAAAATTCTTGATATGTGAACGAACGGTGCCGGAGCACTTGAGCTGCTACCCCCCTGGTAGTTTCAAGTTCCAGAGTCATAAATGCCTGCTCAAACACAGACCAGTGGTTGTGTTTAATGCAGTAACCCAACAGTTTGGCGTAGTTGGGGTTTTCCTGGTTATTTGGATTTGACACACGCGCTACGTATGCCATCATCTTCTCCGCATCGGGAGTTACACTAATCAGTTTTACGCTCATTTAAATCCTTTAGATACTTTTTTCTCCAGTTCTGCAAGTTCTTCCTCAAGAACTCTCAACTGCTTTTTCATTTCAATAATTTTTTCTTCCGTATAAAGATGCTCCTGCTTAATAAGTCTGCGAAGCAACTTCATATACTTTCTTGCCCTATCAGTCGGGATACCCATCGTCATCGTTAAAAACCTCGTCGTAATCGCCGTAGTATTGTGGAGGATCGTCGAAATTCTCCCGTTTATCTATGTAAGCACTAGGATCAGAATACACCTCTGCTTTCAATCCATCGACCAAGAGTTCTAAGTTACGGACGATGAGTTTCAATCGTTCTTTGTCCATAATGGTGTGTACACTGTAAGTATTATAGCACAAAAAAAAGAGGGTGATCAACCCCCGTCGTCTAATAGAATTCTGCAGATTCGCTTACATGTAGCTTGGTCTTCGTCGCATTCAATTAAGCAGTCAAAATAATCGTTTACCAGATCTAATTCGTCATTACATCGGTCTATCGTTTTCCCAAAGTGTATCCATTCTGCCAACTGATTGCGCGATAAGAGATTGTGCATCACACCTCCAACGCAATTTTTGCAATAACGTAGAAAACATAGTATAGACTTAGATTTCAGGACATAAGCGGAATCCTTAATTCTTTATTATCTAGTAATGTTATGGTATCGTAATATACTATTGTAACTTTTTAATTTAAGTACAAAAAAAGAGAGGTTTCTTAACCTCTCTTGAATACTTTCCAACTTGGAATGCTAAGTGATTTTAAATTAACCCTCTTAGCATAATGTACTCCACGATACGTCAAAAACGCAAAGGTTTCGTTTGGATCGTGTTTTTGGGGGTCATATGCTGGAAGATCATAATGTAAACTGATCTTCAGCATATCTCACCTCTTATATAAAAGTGTGAGTTCCCCATAAAGTAAACCAAGAAATGCAATGCTTAAAATAGAACCTAATGATGCTACTTGAATCGCTTGCATAATTGCCTCACTTCTTATAAGTGTGACCACGATAGCAGAAGGTGCCGTGAGTTTCCTCACCGCCCTGCTGACACTCATACTTGACACCACGATAGGTAGTCATAGCGATTTGTGCGTCGTGCAGTGCTGCTGCTTTCTCGATTTGCTTCTTGATGAGAGTAAGGGTGTTCATAGTAGGTCTCCTAAAAGAATGGGATTTACGCCCCGTTCCTTCAGTCGTTTGCGTCCCAGTAATGACTACACTCGGGTACAGATTCCTTTACGGTCTCTACAAGTTCTATCACAATTTTAGGTGATAGTTCTGATTTGTTTGCTTGAATTCTGAATACTAGTGCATCAGCATCGGCACACAACATACCAGAGTATAAAAGTAGTTCTAACATGGGATGAACGCTCCGTTCCGCGACTTACTTGCGTCTCATGTGAATGTACCTTCACATTGACCTTCTACTTTCGACTTAAGATATCCTATTAGATTCAACTTTGACCGAAGATCAAGATTAGGATCTGCTTGGATTTCTACTCGTCTCTGTAAGAACCTTTCACAACTCATGTGCCACCCATAGGGTGACCCTTCATCATGATGGGCAAGGGTCAATGCCAGTAAGATACTGAGCATGAGATGAACGTACCAGAGTATTATAACTCCTGTGTACTATCTAGTCAAGTAGTTTTGTAATTTGTGATACAGTTTTATAAAACCTTAAGAGTTCAAATTTTTGCCGGGATTTTTTCCCCCGATTCTGGAAATCACTTCCTCTTTTTGGTTTCAGGTGCCTTTACACCATAGAGTTTAGGATTAACTCTACCCTCAGTCTGGTTCATGGTAACGAAATCTTTTTTATACTTATCGTAGTAATGGTCAAAGATCTCAGACTGTTTTGCCGCTGCTGCAATATCATAGTGTGATATTCCATCAAGTTTATACTCTATAAGGAAAGAGTTATTGGGAAGACCACGATCTTCTGCGGGTTCTGGACCACAGTCTTCAAAAAGAATTTTCATAAGGTTCAAGAACGACCTCCCCATTGAATGTCTGGATATGCTTCTGCTACAACATCTTGAGTAATCTTGTACTTAGTAGAAAGGTTCTTGTCCTTACACAGGCACAAAATCTCTGCTTCAAGAGGATGTAAACCTTGGAGAATGTTGATGAACATAGTCTCCTTACGAAGACTACTCAAAGAATCATTCCCACCTTTAATAAAGTTATAAAACTTACGGAATTCAGCACGAATAGTAGTTTTTCCTTGATCGTTAGCACCAAGAGAGTGACTACCAAGTTCTTCCATCTTACTTACAGCATCAGCAATCTTTTCGGAGAGGGTTCCTTTGAATCCAGTCTCTCCATCAATTGCAGCATAAGGAACATCTCCAGGAGGAAGCACAGAGACTACGCTCTCATCAAAGTTCCAAATAAAAATGGTTTTAAGTACAGGTGCTTCGTATTTCTTGAGCGCCTCGACCTTCTTTGCCTTACTACGTTGCTTGGAAATCACTTCCAAGATCTCATAGATGAAAGGATTGTTGGGAAGGTCGGGGATCGCTGCTTCTGCAGGTTTCTTTCGAGTAGTCTTAGCCCTCGTTGTCGTCGCTTTCTTCGCTGTCGTCATAATAGTTTTCAAAATTGAATGCAATAACCTCATCAGGAATCAGGTTACCCTGATTATCAAACATCTCGGGGTGAGGTCTGGGTACTTCCCGATAGTTCATCATATATTCTCTAGCAGTCCAACCTCCAATTAGTCCCACTACAAGAAACAGGATGGTCAAGAATGAACCGAAGACTAAACTTACTGCTAACATTGTTCTTACCTCTGGGAACTAACTTTTCTTCCTTGACGTTAAGGAAAACTCAAAATAGATAGTTACTTCCCTCTTGAAGAAGCAAACCATCTTTTCAAATATGATATGAAATGGTTTTTTCTGCTTCTTTCCTCCATTAAGTATAAGATCAACCCCGCGATTAACTTCACGGTTCTTAATTTTATTTATATCTGGATCAGATAACTTTCTCTTCTCTGAGAAACTGAATGGTGTCAACACATCCTCCTAACTGTCGATCATCGCAAAGAACTTGTGGGAAGGTAGAACCCTGCCCAAACTTATCATAAAATTCTTGACCAGTAAAGTCCCTGCCGAGTTTGTACTCAACGAATTTTTTACCAGTCATTTCCAATACCTGCATCACCTTGTAGCAATACGGGCATCCGTTTTTTGAGTATACTAAGAAATTCATACCAAATTGAATACACTCAATAATTATAGCACACTATCTCATAAAAAATATACATGGAACATTAGAAGAAGCACTAATAGATTCTGAGCAAGTATCATCAATGTTCTCTCTAAACAACCACTCGCTTCCTCCAGTATAATCATCAGGAATATAGTGATAGTTGTTAGCACCGTCACTACCTGCTCTACCAGAATTGAAAGTAACCCAAGGATTGCTGAGACTGGTTTGTGTCTGCCACCAAGTGCTACTATTTTGTCCAGAATCCGCTACATGTCGTGAATCCCATTGATTATTCATAGATCCACTAGCATAAACCAATCTCCAAGCATCATGACTAGAAGTTCTATTACTACTCTTTGCTCGATATTCAACTACGATTGTTCCACCAACACTACGACCACATACAGTTAACATCTGATAATCAGTATATGTTGTATCTGTTGAACTATTACTTTGATGAAATAACTTATTACAGAAATCTTTTGGTAAGAGTTTTGGACCACCCATTGAACTTGATGGAGCAGTAGTGGGATAATTTTTCACATTACTAGCATCTTTTCCAGCAGTATGTAATCTCATTTCAAAGTTAGATTCAGATGCAAATGCTCCACAAAGAACCCATCCACCACCAGCAACATCCATATCTACATAACATTCTATAGCATTTCCAGTGTATCCATTCGGTTTAATATAATAATTTCCAGAGTTAGTAACTCCATTATCTTTGAGATGTTTTCCAGAATATGCTGGATTTAATTGAGTTCCAAGTGCAATAGCACCAACATCATCCCAAGCAGTTCCATCCCAAACTTTTAATTTATCATCAGTGCTATTGTAATATACAGACCCCTCATCACTTGCTCCAAAACCAGTTGGATCGGAAGATTGTGTTCCTAAAATTTTTCTATTTCCTACGTAAATTGGTGACATGCAATCCTCCGTTATGCGTCTTCCCAAGCACTGCCGTTATAAACCTTTAGTTTATTTTCGGTAGTATCATAATATTCATCCCCTTCTGCTGGAGCAGGAGATGTTGGAGCAGAACTTGATGCAGCATAGTACTTGCGTCCTCCGACATGAAGTGGCATCAGTCAACCTCCGTAAGATTAAATTTGTATTTCTTACCTGTTCTCCTATTTATTAGGAACAGGTCATCCTCACCCTCTTGAATTGTATATTGTCCCCAGGTTCCATCTACATCATTAGCAGAACCTTCATTGGAAAGATTAAGGTCACCAGTGTATATGTTTCTCCAGCGAGCATTAGATGCTCCAAGGTCTTGCCCGTTATCATCACCAGGAAGTAAATGACCGTTGGTGTTAAATGTACAGGTTTTAACTCCAGCACCAGCATCAACATAACTTCTAAAAACTAAAGTATGCGAAGCATCTATTCTAGAATCATAAGTTGCATTACTTCCTGGATCTAAAGTAATCTTTCTGTTTCCCCCACCATCAATAAATATTTTCCCTCCATTAACCTCTAATTTTTCTGATGGAACAGCTGTTCCGATACCAACACGACCAGCGTTAAAATATGAATCACCGTGACCATTAATTAATACCCTATCCCCCACACTGTCACCTAAAATAATATTAGGATTTCCACTATTCATCAAAGTTTTAATATATGGAGCACTAAAGTGATTTCTCGATAACTCTACTTGTCCAGAAGTTTTTACTTTGAATGTGGTTATTTCATCACCAGTTCCTGTTTGAACGTGTAAGATTTCTGTTGCGTTGGTGGTTCCAATACCAACATTGCCTTCAACCGCTAAACTATCAACCTCTGTAACGGCAGTGTCGATAGTTGTAGTAGTTCCTTGAACCGTTAAGTTACCACTAAAGGTAGCATTAGTTGCTGAAATATCTCCAGTAACAGTAGCACCAGTAGCGGTTGCTTGAACTTTTACATTGCTTCCATCTTTCAGGGAACTGGCGTCAATACCAGTTAGTTGAGAACCATCTCCTCTGTAAGAAGTTGCAGTTACAACACCAGAAACAGAGAAACCTTCGGCAACACCGTGAGGAAACTTAGGTCCACCAGATCCTGCTCTGTTTACAAGTTGGTCAGCTCTTATTCTGGACATCGATTATCTTATGCCTTTATAGTTGTATTTAGCGGATTATTCAGTGGTGAAACCTGTGGGTGCTTTTACAATACTGAATGAACTATTTGAAGGTATTGCCATTAACTTATTCTTATATTGTGGTTTTGTGAAATATGTTGTTCCAATATTTCCAGAACCAACACTAGAATCTATGGAATAAAAAGAATCATTACCTTTCTGCCACATGAAATCGGTAATTCTAACATTCCACCAGTGACCACCTCTATCAATTGTTCCAAAGTGGAAACCACCACCGTTTTGAATATCTGCTGGAGAAGATTCGGCATAATAACCATCAAGAACACCATTAACAAATGTATACCACTTATTAGATTGTCTAAGGATTAGAACATGAACCCACGTATTAAAATTGCTACTATTAGTCGTTAGTGATGAGTTAACATCTGTATAGGTTCCACCATCTGCAAATACTGCCTTAACATTAGCACCGATAGCACCACAAAGAACGTTTTCATTAGCACTGATACCCGTGTGACTAGGATATAGTTGACTAGACCCTCTGGAATAATCTCCAACATAACCATAGGATCCACCACCGTTTCCTTCTCCTATCCATCTGTAATACATATCCCAGCATAGATCACCAGTACCTACACCTCCAAGTTTTGTATTTGCATTTAAATAACAAGTATCAGTATGTCCATTACAACGGTGAGAATATATTTGTCCATTGTTGTAAGTGTTATCATTAATATTATATGGATGACTATAGTCATATTGTCCACCATTATTAATGGTCACTGATGAAGCATAATTACCAAACTTGGTTCTAGAACCACTACTTTCATTTAATGGCATGTAAAGGTATTCATTTGATTCTTGAATACCACCAGAAGCACTACCTGCTAAAAAACCAAGACCTCCACCAGAACCTTGCAGTCCCAGAAGAGGTGCTTCCTTTTTATAAAAATCTTTCATTATATTCTCCTATCAAGCGTAGTTGGTTGCGGCACCATACACACCGTAATTTGTGTTAGCAGCACCGTACTTTCTAATAGTAAAAGTATAGATATCAACACCAGAAGCACCAGCAGAAGGTGCTGAACCACCAGACCACTTCAATCCATCTGCAGGAGTTTGCCCATCAATTGTAACAGTAGTAATAACACCAGAACCATTTGGGGAAATTACAACTGTGAAAGAACAACATTCATGTTCTGCTAGGTTTGCATGAATGTCAGTGAAATTAATCGTGAGGTTTCCTGACTCACTTCCACCAGCAAAGAAGATAATGTTTCCATCAATTATTGAATTATTTGGATTAGCTCCAAGTGTACCTGCTACTCTATTACTTTTTTCAGCAAGTCCTGCCTTGAAGATTGCTGTTCCTGTTGAAGTTATACGAACTCTTTCTGTGCTTCCACCAGTAGCAAAGCGAAGATCACCAGTGGTAGTTACATCAATCACTCCTCTGTTTGAAGAAGACCCCTGATACCTTAAATCAATTCCAGGATTGTTATTAGAACGGTCTACTCTAATAAAAGCATCAACTCCAGATACAGTTAATACCTCTTCACTTGTATTATCAGTTCCAATACCAAGTCTACCAAGAGCAGTTATATTACCATCAACTGCTAAACTATCAACCGAAGTAACAGCAGTATCAATCGTAGTTGTAGTTCCCTGAACTGTCAGGTTGCCGCTGAATGTAGCATTAACTCCAGTAACATCACCGCTAGAAGTTACGTTTCCACAACCAACAGTTCCAACTGTAATGTTTGGAGTACCACTCAATGCAGTAGCAGTGCTTGCTGTACCAGTTACATTACCAGTTAATGTACCAGTAAGACCATTAGGAAAATCAGGAGCACCCGTGCCCGCTCTATCACGAATACTATCAGCTCTGAGTATAGACATTAACTACGACCAACTTTTA